CAGAGATCGGTCGTTGGGATGACATCTTTGTCGTAGAGAAAAACAAGCCAAAAGCATTTACTATGCTGGGCGATGCTCTGCGTGAAAAGAATGGTCTTGCTGCTAAGTGGACCCCACGTCAAGGTAAGCTGGCTGTTGAAATCCGTAACTTCTTTGGCATGTCTCCGAAGTTTTACCGAAAGTCTTTGGTCGAACTGACTAAAGTTGTTGAAACTCAGATGTGCGCAAAAGACTGGGATAACATCAATTTCAGCCATGTGCCTTCTGTTGCGTCTGCTCGTTACAAGAAAGCATTCTTCCGTAACACTGAAAAGTATGCGGAATATGTTGCTGCTCTTGTGAAAGGAGATGACCCGAAAGTTAAAGTCAATGCAGGTGCGGTATATCCGTACGATGTGTTGAAAGGTGTTGTTGGTCACTATGTGACTGATTACAACAAGACACAACTTGATCTTGTTGAGAAACAATGGGAAGCGTTGGAAAACTTTGTTGGTGATGCAAACGTGTTGCCACTGGTTGACGTTTCTGGATCTATGTCTGTGCCTGTTGGTAAAAACGACAACTTGTCTTGCCTGACTGTTGCTGTTTCTCTGGGTCTTTACCTAGCAGATAAGAACACAGGTAAGTTTAAGGACACGTTCTTGACTTTCTCTGGCTCTCCTGAGTTGCTGCATCTGAAAGGAACAATCCTTCAGAAAATTCAACAAATGGTTAAGTCTAACTGGGACATGAACACTAACTTGGTAAAGGCGATGGATAAAATCCTGAAGACTGCCAAAGATGGTAATGTGCCTCAAGAAGAAATGCCAGAGATGCTGTTGATTCTGTCTGACATGCAGTTTGATCAATGCGCAAAGTTTGACGACTCTGCGATGAAAATGATTGAACGTAAGTTCAACGATGCTGGTTACGATCTACCAAAGATTGTATTCTGGAATCTGAATGCGCATGATAACGTGCCTGTGAAGTATGACACACGTGGAGTTGCTTTGGTTTCTGGGTTCAGCCCAGCAATCATGAAGGCAGTTCTTGCTGGTGATACTGAACAGTTTACGCCAGAAGCAATCATGATGAAAGCTGTCATGATCGATCGCTATGCGATTTGAGGGATGGGAAACTTCGGTTTCCCATCTTTCGTTTGACTTTAATATGAATGGAGAGTATAATGGAAATTAAGATTAAGAAAGTAGAAAATGGTTACTTCATTGAGATTAATGGAGAGACCGATGGAGAATACTTTGAGAAAGAGTATGTGTTTCCGAAGTTTTCGCAAGTGCAAAAGTTCGTTAAGGAAAATCTAAATAATGACAATCGAGGAAGCAACTAAAATTGTAACAAGTAGGCAGGGCGATATGGCTGGAGCATATCAGTTCTTTCTCTTACAAAAAATGAAATTAGATAAATATTTCTCAGACTTCCTAGATGAGAATGAGAAAGAAATGTCAGACGATAATTATGATTCTCCTGCGTGGAAACAGTATAGAATCATGTTGAAAGATTATGAGACAGTTGAAAAGTTCATCACTACAAGCAAGTATTATATTACCAAATATGTTTGAAAATTCAAAACAGTTTTCTTTATACATAGAGAGAGTTGTTCAAGAAAAACGCATTACGCACATGGATGCTGTTCTTGAATATTGCAAAGAAAACTATCTTGAACCAGAAGATATTTCAAAATTGATCAACAAATCACTACGTGATAAAATCAAAGTAAATGCTACAGAACTCAACTATTTCCCAAAGCAAGCAACACTTGATATTTGATAGAGCACACCGAGCATACCAAATGTATCTGGCAGTAAAACTCCATTTTATGTCAGACAAGTATGATATTACCAAACACAGAGGTCGTGTGATCACATCTAAAACTAAGTTCTCTGACAATAATAGGGAACATCTGTTTAACAAGTTCGCTGATAAATTCGACAATAAACAGCAAATGGCTCAGTATCTTATTGCGAATTTTGCTTATGGCGCATGGGGTAACACCGATATTGTTTACGGAACATCAGAGGCTGATGAAAACTTTAAAGAGTGGAATCGTAGAAAGCAATCCATAACACAGGTGTTTAAACAAGACATAAGCAAAATCCGTTTACACTTTGAGAGAAACAATATGAAGTTTCTTCCTGACTTAGACTCAAAGTTTCCAAGAATTCCAGACTTATTTCAGTTGTATCTCGGGAAACATATAACACTTGAGACGCTGATTATTTTGGACAATCATCATCCGTTCTTAGACAACTGGAAAGTAAATCTTGGTGGTCTATTTACTGATGAGATTCGTAGGGTGATCAAAGCAAGACCATTCGTCAAGTTTGATCGTAATAAAACTGAGACAATTTACATGGAGTTTATCCAAGAGTTTTAAAATGGGACACACATTCCGCAAAGAAAAAAGTGACGATTTTAGAAAGAGTCACAAAAAAGTAATGGTTCAAGAAATTGAGAGAAAGCAAGCAAAAAATAAAAATTTCTCTCAGTATTATGAGGAAGAATTTGAGGAAGATGAATTCGAAGATGATAACTACTTCGATGATTCGCTTGAATATGAGGAAGAAAATAATAACTTTACAAAAATTAAAAAGTAGAGTATTATAAATAGTTGTATAGCATGACTAATGTGACATACGACAAAACTTTATACACTTTTATACGACAAAGGAAAACATATGGATATCGCAACACTACGCAAATCACGTCAAACTGACTTCGGTAAAATTCTCGGAGAGTTTGACAAAATCGCCAAACCCTCTGGTGATTCAAAATCCTACGAAGACGATCGTTTCTGGAAACTGACTGCTGATAAAGCAGGTAATGGTACAGCAACCATTCGCTTTCTACCACGAGTAGAAGGTGATGAGTTTCCTTGGGTTCGCATCTTCAATCACAGTTTCCAAGGTCCAACTGGTAAGTGGTACATCGAGAATAGTTTGACTACTCTTGGTGAGAACGATCCTGTTGGTGAACTAAACTCTCGCCTGTGGAACAGTGGCTCTGAAGCAAATAAAGAAATTGCTCGCAAGCAAAAGCGCAAGTTGACCTACATCATGAACATCCTTGTTATTAATGATCCTGCTAAACCAGAGAACAACGGTAAGGTGTTCTTGTTTAAGTTTGGTAAGAAAATTTTTGACAAGATTATGGATAAAGCCAAGCCAACTTTCGAAGATGAGAAGCCAGTGTTGGTGTTTGATCTTTGGGAAGGTGCTGACTTTAAACTGCGTATGCGTAAAGTAGATGGTTATTCTAACTATGACCAATCTGTTTTCGCAGAGCCAAGCGCACTGTTTAATGGCGATGAGGAAAAACTTCTGGCTGTTGTTTCTAAGCAACACAAATTGTCAGAGTTTCTTGACTCAAAGAACTTCAAGTCTTATGATGAACTCAAGCGTAAACTTGAGATGGTTCTTTCAGGTGGTGGGGCAGTTACTACTGCAGCTGCTATGGCTGACGAAGAAGAAGCAGAAGCACCTGTTCGTGCAAGCAAACCTGCTCTAGTTCCAAAGACAGCTAAACCTGTTGAGGATGATGAAGAAGACGATATGTCTTACTTCCAAAAACTCGCTAACGAGTAAAAAGAAAGGGAGCTTCGGCTCCCTTTTTTATTTCCAGTGTGGACCTCTAAAGAAAAACTCAAGCACATATTTTTTACCACTAAGAACTGGTAGAGTTTCGAAATATCTAAAACAGGGAAAGCACATCATAATACCCTGATTTCTTGTTTCTAATCTTCTTGGTAATTCGTCTCTGTTACCAAAAGAGAATCTGTTTTCACCACCCTCAAATGTTGTAGGATCAGATAAATTGATCATCAAGTATAGTTTGTTTTGGATTGAATCAGATATCCAATTTACACTCTGATGTCTAGTAGAGAATCCCTTTTCGTTTCCATCGTATTCAACGAAGTTGATATTCACTTTACTATAATCAACATCAAATAAAAACACATCTTCATTTGCGTTCTTAACATAGTCTTTTACTTTGTCGATAATTTCTTTTAAAACAGTATCGTTGCTTTCTATTCTAGAAAATTTAGAAATTCTTTTTGTTGTATCTACAAACGAAAATGGTGGATAACCGAACTTAGATCGTTCTAAAGGAAACTGTTTACAATGTTCAATGATAGTATTACATTCATGTGGTTGTAAAAATTTTAAATCATACTTAATTTCTGCTAACATAGTCACCTCAATATGCTGGATAAAATCTTCTTTCTGCGTATTTCTGATACGTGCTTTCTTGATTTTTGGTTGGTTTTGATTCGCTTGTCGTAGAGTTATTGTTTATAACATTTGTTGTTCTTGGAGCAACGACATTCGTGTTATTTGTTTGTGCCTGATTTGCTGCTGCAGCTGCATCCTCCATTCCTCTTCTCTTTAATCTAATTTGCCCTGCTTGTTCTGGAGGCATTGTTTCTAGAGGAGGGGAAACTGCTCTACTATTAGCAACTCTTGCTTCTAGTTCTGCTTGCATATATGCTCTCATCTCAGGAGAAGCAGAACCATCTGCATTCGTTCTGTTTGCGCTTGCTCTAAATGCTAATGCGTCTACTCTTTCATATAGTTTTGAAACATCAGCAGGAGCAGCAGCTGGAGCAGCAGCAGGAGCAGCAGCAGCTGGAGCAGCTGCTTCGGATGATTTTCTGCCAAATAGTCTACTAAAGAACCCACCTATACCACCACCTTCTTTTGCTGGAGCAGCTGCAGCAGCAGGAGCAGCAGCTGGAGCAGGAGCAACTGCAGCAGCAGGAGCAGCAGCTGCAACAGGAGTTATCATAGCAGTAGGTGCATTAGAAAGTTTATCTACTACTGGTTCACCACCAGTTGATGTTGTAATTTTTCTTGACTTATATTTCTGTTTAACACCACCTTTTGGTAGGAATCTTTTATCAGTTACAGCGATTGTCTCATCGTCTTCATATTCAAATCCTGGAGTTTTGCTGTCAGCAAACTGTTTAACAAGTTTTAATCTTTCTGTTAATGGAAGTTTAGAATATTCACCATCTTCTTTTGCTGGATTATCTTTAGTAGCTAGATCGGGTGCTGCGCCAGCAGCTTCAGCAGGAGCTGCTCTTCCTTTGTTGTCTAGATATGCAGTTTCTTTTGCTATTCTTGTTGCTCTTGCTTCTCTTGCAAGATTACCACCAAACAATGATCCAATCTTTTCTATACCACGAGCTGGAGCACTTTGAACTTTTTCGAAAAAAGAGGCACGTTTCCAGTTCGCATCATCTTGTTTTTCATCTATAACTTTGTCGTTGCCTTCAGCATCTTTACCTACGCCAAGTTTTCCAGCAACGTAATCTGCAGCGAATGGTGCAGCAACCATAGCTGCTCCTGCTGCAATGGTAGAACCACCACCAGCCA